CCATATGTTGCTGTCAATTGCAACACAGGTTTTGTGTTAAGTTGTTCTTCCAGTTCTTTGGTTGGAAGTTCATCTTGTTTATACACAATACGTTCTTTGGCTTCTTTGTAGCCTGCAACGCCAGCCAAAAAAAGGCCTGAGATACCCAGGCCTTTTATAAAGTTTCTACGATTTGAATCGCTCATTTCGTTTCTGTCATACCAAGGTACAAGGCTTCGAATTCATTATCTTCTGTAACATCTTCCTGGAAAGATTGTTTGTGATAAGTCTTAGCCATACGGTTAATAACCTTTTTTGGAATCTTATGTGCATCATACAATGCATCTTTAACATCTTTGATAGCCGCTTTGTGTGCATCAATGATGGTCATTTCATTTGAAATTTCTGATAGTGCATCTTTGATGGATTTCAAATCATCTTCTTTGAATGTACCATACAATGTAGTTACTGTCGTCATTTTAACCCTCGTACTTAGAACCAGTTTCAGCCATTACCCAATATTCAATAGGAATATTTGTGTTCTTGAAATATGCAATGCCTTTAGAAGCAATCTTGATTTCATATGGACCTTCGATGAATCGTAGGTTTTCTGTTGCAAAAATCATACGATACTTTTTGCCTGTAGCAACAGCATTCAAGCTAGTTGTATTAACATCGGCAGAATCATCTTTGGCATCAAATGTCTGGATCTGAACCTTTGAACCATCAGAAACAAAAGCAATGTTTGGAGAACTCAAAGATGATGCCATGCGAGTAACCCAATTGATTTCTTCTGCTGTCAAAGACAAAACGATTTCAGGCTCACCCATGTTAATCTTCTTGTCTGGTGGAACAAGAATAACTTCTTTAGGTGCTTTACGATAGTTTGTTTGGCTACGACCACCAAAGCTCTTGATGATGATATGCTTGTCATCAAACTCAATTTCTGGACTATCTTTCTGGAAAGACAATTGACCTAGAAATTTATTCAAGTCGTGGATACCAAACTCGTTGTCAAAAGTTTCAGCAAGTTCTGCACGTGCTAGAATATTCTTTTGCTTGGAGATGGTTTCAATTACATTTCCTTTTTTAACAAAGATACCTTCATTAATTACAGAAAAGTTTTTCAACACAGATACTGTGTTAGTGGAAAGTTTCATTACAATACTCCTTCAATAGATTCATTTATTATACTTGAACCGAATGAACGTTTCAAGCATGTCACAACTTTCTTTTTCAAGTCTTCCTTAGTTCCATTATTGTCAATGGTATAGTCAACATCGTGACCAATCCATTTCCATTCAGATTCATGCACAGACTCATTACGCATAAACTGTTCAGCTTTTGTATCACCACGATTGGCACGTGCCGCTACAGACATCCAATGAGGTTGAATTCCACGTTGCACTTCAGTCAGAATACCACCTTCAGAATGAATCATGTCAATTTCATTAGGGAAACGAACATCCGTGATAACAAAATTTTCCATTCCCTGACTCATTAAAACATGCATATCACGTTTTGTTTTGATTACCCACAAGTCGGGATGAAAAATATCACGACCAACTTGTGTACCCATTAACTGTAATGCTTTACGTGGTGTGAATTCAAAACCAAATTCCTGGGACCAATATGAATCAGGTTGTTCACGCCATTGACGAGAAAATTCAGTATCACCTTCAAGTAACGATCTTTCCCATCCAAACATTGTTGCGGTAACATCTTTGACTGCTGAACCGAAACTTAGTGGAATAAATCCCTGCTCTGCAAGGATTTCTCCTACTGTACCTTTACCTGATCCGATAAAGCCAAGTATTCCTACAATCATAGTTTTTCTTTTACGTAGGTTACACCTTTTTTTCCTGGCTCTGGACGAGAATTCCAGAACATTCTACCTTTAGCCATTTGATGCAATTTGTAATGTGCAACCAAACGGCGCTCTTTATAGTCAGAGAAACTTTCCCCTTCTAGCCGCTGCGGTGCGAATAGTTTGTGCGATTCGATAGTAATTTCTGGTTGTTCAGTAACCTCAGTTTCAGGTTGTTCTGAAGCAGGTTCTTCAAATTTATAAGTCACTTCTTCCATCAAATTTCTCCAACAAAGTTTGCAACAGCAGGCATATCACCATGGAAATGATAAGTACCAATGTGTTGCGTTCTCATCCATGGGCACAACCAAATTGATCCACCTAGTTTACGCCACAATTGACAGAACATGTAATCTTCGGAAAGATAACGATCTGAACCACCACCAGTAGCAGAATCTTTAGTATCAATGATTGTATCAAAGTAAGCGTGAATGTAACGTGATCCATCAAAGTGTGCTTGACCAACGTGATCTGGCTTATAGCGCAGTTGTGGATATGCTTGTTCCATCTGACCAAACACTTCACGTTTAATCATCATAAAGCCTGTACCAATTTCCAAAACTTCAAGTGGTTCAGAAACCTGAAACTGTGAAGTACCTTTTACTGGGTTAAATACAAAATCACCAGCAACTTTCTCTAGTGTTCCAGCATCAATATCTGGATTCATTTGTACTGCTTTTTTAACTGAACGCCACTTGATTGCTTTCTTGGGATATGGACCACCAATAACGTCCTTGTCCAAGGCTAACATAGCAATCACATCTTGTGGATTAAAATTAATGTCAGAATCAATAAACAACATGTGTGTGCATTCTGAACGATCCAAGAATTCATCGACAAGATAATTTCTGGCACGTGTGATTAGTGATTCGTTGAATAGAAACGAGAATTTAATATTAATTCCGTATTGAATACATAAGCCTTGCAAGTCAAGGCAGGCTTTCATATAGAGTCCATGGTTCATACCACCATACATTGGTGTAGCCACGAATAGGCTTTTCTTCCTAAGTTCTTCTGTTTTAATCTGGATTTCCATTTACACTCCAATGTAAAAAAAGGAGAGACCACCGGTGGTGGTGCTCTCCTATGACAAGCAATTAAACTGCTTGTGGGCGAACACCATTAGCACGGCATTGTGCTTTGAAGCTCTTTGATGGGGAACCAAGGCGATAAACAGATACCTTGCTACCATCTCCACGAACTCTCATGTTGGTGTAGATTGCATAACCTTCTTGACGCAACTCATGGATACGAGCAGCAACATTGGAAATACCAAAACGAGCTTGTGCTTGCTTGGTGCTCAAAGTGTTGTATCCGTCTTTCTTAGAAAGGAAGTTTAGAAGGCGTTGTTTTGCATTAAGTTTCATAGTCACTCCATATTAAAGTTAATAACCTCGCATCAGCGAGTTTTCATATCATACTATTATGTATCGCACTTGTCAACACAAAATGCGGTACATTTGTATCATCTACCTACTTGGGTCAAATACTTCTGTTTTGTTTCTTCCCAAGTCATATAGATGAGGTCATCATAGAACAGAGTTTCATAGGAAACATTGTTCTTCTTTTGCAGTTGGCGAATTCGTCCTTTGGCATACTTGGTTTTCCAAATATTTGAAAGTGCTTCTTCGCTTGTATCAAAAGACTTGACCAGGTCTTTCTCTGCAATTTCACCACGTAGGAATTCACACGTGTTATTATACAACGGTGAGAAATAGATACCACGTTGATGATCGGTACGAGTCAGTTCTTTAGGAATACCTAACTTAGGATAGGCAAAATGTAAAGAACGATTTTTGTGGTCACGCTTGAAAGGTAATCCATTTTCTTTCTTAGCTTCCCACCATTCAAAATATTTTTCTGGATGGTTCTCTTTCAACCACGTCCAGATCATGTTGAGAGTTGATTTTCTTGGTTCAAAAGCAACAGATCCACTAGAGAATCCCATTTTCTGCCAGTATTCAAGACCATCATACTGTGATAGACCGCCGGACTTTGTATTACCATAAAGAGAAGTGGTAGTAACACCAACAAGAACGTCATCATACTTTTCCTTCCAAAGACGTTGAACTGTATCAGACAAACATAACAGTGCAAGCAACTTGCCGCCCATGTAATTATAACCAAGTGGTTGCAACGGCACAATAGATGAACCAATTGCAGTGTAGTTAATCATACCACCTTGTGTTTTCTTTTCACGTTCCCAACCAATGTATTTGTCACGTGGTGTAAGATCAAGAAAATCGGAAGAGATACAAATAACACCAAGATATTTACCACTAACTTTATCAGAAACAATGAAGTTAAGATTACGACCAATGTTGGCATTGTTCTTCATTGTAGAAATAAATGTACGAACAGTGTTCCAACGCTCAGGTAA